TAATTTTTCTATGAAAGTACTTCCCAAATCAATTTCAGAACCACCATCAGTTACTCTTCTTACAGCACCTGCCTCGGTTTGCTCATAATCTTGCTGTTGTGAGAGGGGTAAAGAATTACCATTTATTGGATCCGGGATAGCATTATGATGAACACTATTCCATATATTTACAGGTTGGAAATAATAAAATGAAACATCATTAACATCTCCTTGAATATCACTATTTGGGAGGGGTAATATATAAACTATTTCGTTTTTTAATGGAAATATTTTATTATTGGGGAATAGTGGTTTTGCAAAATTATCTGTAGTAAGATTCTTTGAAGGGTTAGGGTTATTTAACTTTGAAAAAAATAAAGACCCAATTGAAGACCACTCCCCAAACTCTTTAAACACAGTGGGTTCAGTCTTATCATCTAAGATAGTATATCTAACCCTAGCACCAAACACCCCCGAAAGTGTTGATTTGATGTTAGGTGTTGATTGTAATGAAGAAAGACCCGTAACCTGTTTAGCCATTATTTTTTACTATTAGGTTTGAATTGCAACTCTTCCATTGCTTTTAAAAGTTGTTCCTTCTCCCCCTCTGATATTCCATACTCACCATCATCTTTCTGTCCTGAGTTTAGAACACGTTGAATTATAGTAGCCATTTTAATTAGCTGTTCATCGTTTTTTACACCTATCTCCATATATTCTTTTATTAATGGAACTATAAGTGTAGCATCACCAATCTCTTCAATTAGTGGTTTTAGTTCTGAAATTAAAGCTGTTACTTGCTTGTCTTTTTTCTTTTGATTGTTATAAATCTCTTCTAAGATATCAGAGAACTTTTTATTTCCAAATATTACTGAATCTAATTGTCCCATAGTTTTATTTATAAATATACTTAAATTAAACTTTTAGGATAAAAATCTACCTTGATTTAGATAAAATACATATTTTTCTTTGAATATACCATATAATACATTAGCTATTTTGGTTATTTTTGGAGTTTTTACATCTATTTGTTCTCTAATATAAATATAAAGTGCTTTTTTATTAAATACATCAATTACATCTCTTTTCCTAAATAATTCTAGAATAGCATCTGCTATTTGAGCATCATATTTTTTAGGAAATAATTCAAATATATGTTCAGTACAATAATTAACATATTGATCTATAAACCAAGATAATTTATCTTGTGATTTATACCCCTTCATACCTAAATCATCCTCTTCTGTAAATTCTTCAGTTTCAACTATACTACTAACTTCTCCATCCATCCTCTTAGATGTAATAAAGTCAGGATCTAAGTTATTTAAATTAGAATAGTTTGAAAGATTATCAATTGGAATATTGTTGAGTTTTTTCTTATAATTCTTTTGATTATAAATTATTAACCAACGTTTTACTATAGTACCAAAATATGAATATGCTTTTGCTCCATTTTCAGGGTTGAAAAGGTGGATTTTAGATAATAAAAATACTATTATCTCATGTTGTAAATCCTCTAAATTATCTACACCATCAGTGTAATAAAATTTAAAGGTATGAATAATATTTTCTGTAAGTTTATAAAAGGGCCAATGTATAAATTCAGCATATAAATCACTACGTTCTTCTTCGTTAGTAGAGATATTATACTTTATAATTGCTTCTTCAGTTTCTTTAGTAAAATACCTTCTATTTTGAGGCTTACTCTTGTGTTTTCTTATTATAGAATCCATAAAAAGTTTAAGATTTTTTCAACTGAAAGTCATTCAATATTCCTTGAATTTCTTTAATTTGCTTGAAGAAAAAACCTACTTCATCATCACTTTCAAAAGACCCCTTATAGTCGATCTTTTTAAGCATTTTATCTGATGTTTCTATAACCTTTGATATTTTATCTAAATAAATAAGATAACCCATTACGATATCTTCTGCATTCTCATTTTTACGTAACAGGTTGAAAGTTGTATATCCTAAGACAACAACTAAAATTAATAAAACTAAAATTAATATTATAATCATAAATTATTTAATATATATTGAGTGGAAATATTTCCATATTTTTATAAACTATCAAATATATTTTTTAAACCTTCACTCTTAAATGAACTAAGTGCTTTAGATTTTGTCGAAGTATTAGATTTTTTAACATTATTACCCCCTAATGTAAAATTATTATTTGTCTTATCCAAACCTCCCTTAAATTTAGGTAACCATTCAACTTCCCACTCAATTCTAGCTGCCATTAAATCTGCCTGGTGTAAAATAAATGGTAGGGATGTTCTTGGTTTTTGTTCAACCATATATCCCATAAGATATTTTTTATTAGCATCATCATATAAACCATCATGTGTTTGGATAGCTACCATTTCATTAAATGTATATTTAATATCATTTTCTTGGAGTAAAAATAATCCACGATCTGGAACTGAAGCAAATGTTAGAGATTTATTAAACATATAATCTTCACCTAATTTATCCATCCTCCATTTATCTGTCTGGGGTATATATGATTCATATTCCGAATCACCCATTTTTCCTAAATCGTGATTTATGGCTGAGAATACTAATTCTTCAATAGTAAAAGTAGTCATATCACAACCCTCACTAGCCCATAACTCAGCTTGTTTAAGAGAACAGCGAACAACACGATTTACATGATCAATATAACCCCCAGGGAATGCTGAGTGGTATTCCTTTTTATGGGCAGCAGGCATAAACATAATACGCTCTTGATACTTTTCATAAAATTCTATTAATTTTTCTTTACGTGGAGATGAAATATTATTTTTAATATTTCCCATAAAAACATCCCAATTATCTTGAATTTGTTCTGCTGTTAATTTCATAACTTTAATTGTTTTATTATTTTATTATTTTACCCGTTTCTAAGTGGATCTAAATTCCTTTCTATTAATGATTTAAGATCGGCTAGTATTTCATCCATACTATCTAATTCACTTTTAAATTGATCAACGTTTAATTGACGACTTAATAAAAATTTAAGAACTTTCATTTTAGATTCCATTTGATTAAATCTTTTATCTATTAATTGTGTATTACGCATATATTTTATATTTATTAATGTTTATTAATGTTTATTAATGTTTTATGTATTATGTATTGGAACATTGGAACCATTGATCCCCGATATTCTCATATCTCAATCATTATCAACCTAACTTACTATCATTCCTAGTCCTTTAAACCCTCCATGTATTTAAGATACGAATGAGTATTTAGGTAGCCAAATTTATTTTGAAAACTCCTGGGATTTATCAAAAATATGTTTTAAAAGTGCACACTTTTCATATTCTTCCAATTGTTCAAAAAATGATATTCCCAACTTAAGCGAGGTATCTAGATACTCATCACAATATTTTTCAATCGCATCTATGTGGTCTTTATTGTCCATATCTATGGCCTTAATATAATTCCAAGCTCGATTATAAACCACAAACTCACCTGCTTCTTTAATCTCATTAATATCTAATTCTTCATTAGCTTCTTTAAAGAATTTAATAATTTTTTTATTGAAATTAACATGATTTAAAATTAATTTTTTATACATACCAACCCAGTAAACTGGGGTGTTTTTAAAATCAATAAAAGCAATACCATCCCCCTCATCTAAATTTTCATTAGATGTAAAAAGACCAAAAATATTATCCATGTTTATGTCCATTGCTTGGGTATAAATAATATTAAAAGATACAAATTACACCTTTAATATCCAAGTTTTCAATAAAAAATCGATTTCAGTAATATTATTTGGCTACCACAGATATTGTTCGTATCTTTATGGTGTAATAAAAAATAAAAGTTATGTTAAAACAATCATTCAGATTAGACTCCAATTTCACACCTACTAAAGATCAACAAAATTCAATTAATGAATTGGTATGTGGGATTGATAAATACAAACATCAAACTTTAAAAGGAATAACAGGATCAGGTAAAACATTTGTATTGGGGAATATTATTAGTAATAAAGAAAACCCTGCAATAGTTTTAGCTCCTAATAAAGTATTAGCATATCAACTATATAATGAGTTAGTTGAAATGTTCCCTGATAATTTTGTTGGATATTATGTATCTAATTATGATATTTATATCCCACCATACTTTCATAATATTCTTCAGAAAAAAGTTGAAGGTACAATAGTTGTTAATCAAGAAAATAAGGATCTTCGATATGCAGTTAAAGACTTTCTAGAATATTCTGATAAAGCTATTTTAGTATGTTCAAGTACTATTTTATTCCCTACTTTTGAAGATTCATTACCGGATTTAATTGTTAAACATAAGAGTTATATTATACGGAGGTTGAATGAAGAGATGGTTAAACAAGGAAAAGATTTTAGAGATAGAGATCAAAATATCGAAGCTGATCGTTTGGAAAATCATATAGATCACACCACCAATATGCTATTACCTCCAGATAGTGAGTATTATAACACAGATGTAATTGCAATTTTAGGTGAAAAGCTAGGAGATTTTTATTTAACAGATTATTTTCCAAAATCTAAACCAAACTTATTTATTGATGAATCCCATTTAACATTACTACAATTGAAAGCATTACCTAGTGCTAATAAAGCTAGATTAACAAAGTTAGTAGATAAAGGATATTATTTAAGTAATGTTATAAAAGATAATGTGTTAGATTTTGATGGATTAAAAGATAGAGTAAATACCATTACTTATATGTCTGCAACACCATCCAAATTTGAATTAGAAAATAGTGAATATATTTCGGAATTATTAACTCGTCCTAATAATATAGTAGATCCTAAATTAACTCTTAAGGAGGGGGATTATTTTGGAAGTAATGTTATGATTAGTGATATTAAAAATATAGTAAAAAAAGGTGAAACTGTTTTTATAAACTGTCTATCTAGAAAATCAGTTAATGATATTCATATTTTACTCTCATACAATAATATTGATAGTGAAGTTATACATTTCAAAATAAAACAAAATAAACGTAAAGAGATTTTAAGAGATTTACGTAGTGGTAAAATTAATGTTATTGTTGGTATTAATATGTTACGTGAGGGGATTGATGTAAAACAATGTTCCTTAGTTATTGTTGAGCAAGCTAGTAGAAATAATTTTCTACGTACTAAATCATGTTTAATTCAAGTATCAGGTAGAGCTGCTAGGAATATAAATGGAGAAGTTTTTATGTGTTGTAATCATATATCATCTTCATTAGAGGGAGCAATTGAAGAGATTGAATACAGGAGAGAAAAACAATTAAGTTTAATAGGTAGTATTTAAAAATAAAAGTTATGGAAAGATTTAAAGTATTAGAAGTAAAAAATGTAATAGAAGAAGAAAAGGGACATTTTAATTGTATACATTCTAGTTATGTTGAAAGTTGTGTTGTTCAGAATTTATTAACTAAAGAGATTATAGAATGTGATAATAAAAGTGATGGTTTGAAAAATAAAATTTTACATTTTATTGATAATAGAGATTGTATTGTAGGTGATGAATTTATTATTAGGGATTAAGTAAATAAAAGAAAATTTGATTGGTGTATTAAAATCAAAATTTTGATTTTAAATTTATTAACAATAATGCGAGAAGACTTGGCTACCTGAGATATTGTTCGTATCTTTATAGGGTAAGAGGGGTTAGAAGCCCAATTGATAATTAAAAAATAAAAGTTATGTCCGGAAGAGGTAGACCACAACAAACCGAAAGTATTAAAATTACAAAGTATAACCAAACTATATATGAATTTACACACCCAGAATTTAAAGAAACAGGGTGGAGATCAGTTTGGTATTTTGATGATCAAAAATCAGTAGGAGGTGCTTATAGAGTAGACCACCACCCCCCCAAAGGTGAAAAAACACCTAAACCAAAAATTGAAAAACATAAATCATATAATAAAAATACACCAGTTGTATTAATATTTAAAACATCAAATCGTTTAAATGCTCAAATAAAAATGAAGATTTTTAAAAATGAAAATATTGATTATGTTTTAACAACACCAAAATTAGTAGGTGTTCCTGAAACTGCAATTGTGCTTGATTGTGGGGTTGGTAATAAATTTATTGAACAATATCAACTAAAGTATAAGTTGTAATATTTATAACAAAAATTAAAAAATAAACAATAAAAATTATGGAAACAAGAGAATTAATCGAAGGAATCAAAGAACAAATTTTAATAATTGAAGCCGAGGTAGATAAAACAACCACTGCTGCTAAAGGTAGATGTCGTTCAGCTGCAAATAAAATAAAAAATTTATCAGTTGATTTCAAACGTAATCATAAATAGTAAAGTTATTTATATATTTATAACAAAATAACAAAAATTAAAATGGACAATTTCGATTTAAAAAAATACCTAGCTGAGGGTAGACTAAACTTTGACCCTAGTACTCTAGAACATAACCCTGAAGAGATAGGAAGATTTTCAATGTATGCACCTGATGGTGGTGATATTATTGGGATCATGGATTTATGGTTAGATAATACTTATAGTGAAAAAGAATTTTCAGATAATTTATCTAATAATTTCTTTGAAATTGGAGAGTTTCATGACGTAGCCGATAGTATGGGTATTGATGTTAATGAAGTTCCTGTTTATACCGCAAAATATGGAAAAACAGATCGAACAATTAAAGATTACTCTAAATAAAATAAAATAAAATAAAATAAAATGGACAATTTCGATTTAAAAAAATTCTTAAGTGCTAAAACACTATTAACTGAAAATGCACCGGGATACGACACCCGAAAACAAGGTGAAGCTTTACCAACATTAGAAAGTGTTAAAGCCGCTTACGAAGCTAAAAACAAAATTAAAGAAAACTCCGATGATTTCATCAACCCTGGAAATACTATTGATCAAGATAAAAATAGAGAAGAATATCTAAGGATGATGGGTGAGGATTTATTGAAAGATGAGGATGATGATTTCATCAACCCTGGAAATACTATTGATCAAGATAAAAATAGAGAAGAATATCTAAGGATGATGGGATTGGATTTTGAAGATGATGAGGATGAAATGTTCGAAGCTAAACTATATAAAGAATCAAGAGACATGCTACCTATGGAAAACCCTAAAGTGGATACAATCATACAAATGTTAAAAGATATTGACATCGATGGTGAAACTATGGAGTATATTCTACGACAAGTAGGTATGGACGACCAAATCCTCAACCAATTAGACCACTCAGCAGCTTTTGATGATAAATTTAAAGGAACAACTCCTGACGATATAAACTTTTAATAAAACAAAATAATAATAGATATCTGTGGCATCTACCAAATAATTTGGAGATGTCACTTTTTGTTCGTATCTTAACGTAAATAAATGATGGTAAAACTAATGCAAGAAAAAATAGTAATAGTAGGTGCAGGCGTTGCAGGAGTTAATGCCGCAACCAAATTAGTAGATAATGGTTATCCTGGAGAATTAATAACTATTATTGATATGGGT